TGGGTATAGAATTAATTGTACGCTCATTAGACTGCTTGTGTTCTTAGTGTCTTGCTTTTTTCTATTTCAAAATTGTACTGCATTAGCTTGTCATTTGCTACTGTCTTTTTAGTATAGTTAGAAGTTGTAAGTCTTACAGGAGTAACGTATTGATTCAATGCAGAAATATTTAGGAAAGCACTATTTAAGTCATCTTGAAACCCTTTTAATATATAAACTTCAGGACTATTTATAAGTTCTTCAAACCACTCTGATTCTGACTCATTTACAAAGTCTGTGTTCATAGTTATCTTTTCTGTAGCGTTTACCCTAAAGGATTTTTTACCGCCTTTAAAGCTATCTAATCTGTAAGCTGATTCATTCCAAGAACCTGCAAGTTGCTGATATGTACTTCCTTTAGTTGATATAGTCTTACTAGACTTCATTGTAAAAGTGTAGTAATCCCAAGCTCCCCACTGATTCAACCAACAAAGTCGTATAGGTTCATATCCTTTAAGATTTGAACAGTTTACATTGAATGTATATTTAGTTCCAAAATTCTGATTACCTGCTGTTAAAGGTTCTGTTGTATAGTAGCCGCCTTGAATAGTTCCTGCTGTTACAAGCCCTTGAAATACTGTACTCCAATTTCTTAAATTAGCAGGGAAGCAACCGAAATAAAATAAATTTCTGTTTGTGTCTGCTATTAAAGCTCCATACCCTCCATTTACAGTTGCAAATGTTACATATTCTAGTCCTATTTGACTTCCTGTAGAATCATAATACACTAGCCTGATTTTAGCAGGAACACTAAGTATGGTTAGAAAAGCAAGAGTTCCATAATCTTCTATATTAGCATATTGAGTAGTTGGAGCATTTGAAAGAAATTCACCAGCACCTAAGTCTAATGTAAATTTTTCAGGAATAGGATATCCAAAGTTATTTCCTGTACTTTGAGTGTAAGGAGTGTTTGCTAAGTCTAGTACATCAGTAAATTTAAGATAACCATTAAAGATATTATATAAGTCTGAGTCTTTAATTCCTGTAGTTACTAAATTACCTGCATCTATGTATTCAATTTTAAATCTTATAAACAAGTAACGCATTGCATTCAAGTTTCCTGAGAATTTATCTATCAAATGAATAGGAACATTTGAGTTTACTGTATTTACTGTTAATTTATAAGCACTATCCTTTCTTGCTAAGTTGTCTGAATTTACAAAGCTTTCAATAATAGGTCTGAAGTCAAACATACCAACTCCTGCATTATTTGGAGTAGTCTTAAATGTTCCTACAATATCTGTTGTAGTAGATGGATTCGGAGGTTGCCCTGCACTTATGTAAACTTCAGCTATAAACTTGACATTTGTATATGAAGAAACTACTGAAGTATTTGATACTGTAAAAATTACATCTTGCCCTACTGGTAGTGTATCATATAAAGGGTGTTGCTCTATTAGTGTTGCACTCATTATTTTACTATTGTTAAACTATTAATTATATCTTCTTTTACCGCTCCTAAAAATTCTTTAGGCAATCTATCTAAGCCTAATCCTAGTGGTCTTTGAAAAAAGCTCAGACTTTTAATACCATCTCTTTTTATAGATGCACTTATAAAATATGCTAGTCCTGATATATACTGCCCACTTTTTTTAGACCTTCCTCTACCTGTTCCTTTAGGTTTTATTCCTCTCCTTTTAATCCATTTTGAAATAATATCTATAGGAGGTCCTTTGGTTGTATACCCTTTTCCTGGACTTTTTTTTATAATTCCTTTATAATCTTTATAGCTTTGTTTTTTCTTATTTCCTGAAACCCCTTTGTCTACAAATTTTCCATAATCTAACATATAAAATTCTACTATAAAGCTATTTCCTTTTGGAACTACTTTAAATTTAATAGAATCATATAAGTCCTTATTTACATTTTTTTTACCTTTAGTTAAATTAGTTCTAGCCTGTTTAACTACATATTTACCAAAACTATCTAAATAATTTTCTATGTTTTCAGTCTTCACTACTCTACTCCTACGAATACTTCAACTCTAGCTGTAACAGCTGTTGTTGGTTGTACTTGTAATGAAGCTAAGTCTAACATAGTTCCAAAAGTAGGAGCACCAACTTCACCTAAAGCAATTACATCACCTGAATAAAGAACGTGTGAACCTCCTGCTCTAACGGTTACAGTATAACTTGAAGTAGTAGTTACTACTGCTAGCTCAATATCTACTGCTGTTTCTAAGTTCGTTACTCTAACGTATTTAGTCCTATCTACATCAATAGCTCCTGCTGAAGTTGAAGGTAATGTATCAAATACTGCTACAGTAGTTACTACACTTGCTGTACAGGTTACTATCCTTTCAAAGACGTCATTAATACCTGTTGTTGTTACTGAGTTTACAGAACCCCTTAGACTTCCGTTAAGTGTTACTGTTTCTGAAATTGTTGTTACTAAGTCTGCCATATTTTTATAAATTAATTGTTATTTTAAATTTCTTCCATCCTATCTCTACTATTAACCACCGCCACTTCCATTTCATTAATACCCTGCTCCTTTTTTAAGTCTTCCTGTTTGTACAGGAATATCACAAGTCTGAAAGTCATTCTGTACTAAGACTCCTATGTTAAATACCCATCCACAACAAAGATTATCAAACCTTTCAGAGAATGGTTCAATAGTAAATTGGTCTTGCGTAAAGTATATAGGTTCATTAATATCATTTGTTCCTTCTAAAGACTGTTGTGAACTATGTCTTAACATTCCTATAAAGTCAGTACATACTTGTAACATTTCATTCAATACGTCTTGCTCGTTACTTAAAGTCTTTACTAATTTAGGAAAGTTAGCTGAAGCGTTGTTCTCATTCCAATTAGTTTTCTCTGTTACCATATCCATAACAAAGATTTGAAAGTTGTAGACAAGTTGGCTATCACCTGTTGATACGTTTGTAGGATTTATATGTAGTAAAGGAAACTTAGTATTCTTTTCCAAGTCTATGTCAAAAATATCACCTACAGAAGTTGTACTTATTTGTTGGTGGTACTCACCTAATCTTAAGAGAGTATTTACTACGTTATTATATGTTTTATTTTTAACCATTTCTTTTTACTTTATTTTGTGAGTTCAAATCTGTTTCATAACTTAACCAAGTCAAACACTCTAAAAGACTTAGCTTTGTAATTTTTTCTAAGTTTACTATTTGCTCATTGCACAATCTATGGAGGACTCCAAACCATCCCCAATTATTTGCAAAATCTGAACTTGCTATTGCGTCTTCATTTCCTTCAGCCTCTGCATCAAATATGATGGCATAATCTCTGACAACACCTTCGCGAAAGTGTAAAAAAAAACTAGAGCACTTTGCACTTGCTCTGCTGACATCTGTTTCATTTCTTCAGCTCTGAGCCTAATATCGCCATCATAAGCATCAATAATATATATGTCATTCTTTTTTAACTTGATAGGTCTGTAAAGCACCGACATCAATTCAGGAAGGTTCTTATCTATTCCATTCTTAATGAACTGCTCAATGTCTGCATACTCTCCTAATGTAATACTATCTAAGTCAGGGTGGAAGCCGTACTCAACTCCATTAATCTCTATAATCCTTTTTAGCTTAGTATCTTGCTTAGCTTGTAACTCTCCTATCTTTGACATAATAACTGCTACGTCTGATAAGGCTAGTTCCTTAACTAACTGCTTAGGAATATCTGTTAAGGCTGCTAAAGTTGCTTCAGCTTCTTCAGTCTTTGTTCCTGTTGCATAGTCTATAAGTTTTAACCAGGTAGACAAAGTAACATCTGACCAACTATTAATTAGCTTGAACGTTTCTACTTTGCCTTCTTTTTTAATTTTAACTTTCATACACTATATAATAGAAATTTGTTGTTTTTAGTTTACTGCACGAAATACCTACCTGCGTTTGGATTGTCTAGGTGGTAGATTACATTATACCTTATTCCGTCTATTGCGTGATTGTAGTTATCTACATAAAGCTTTGAGCCTTTATCAGCATAGACATAGTTATTAAGTTCTTTAGCTATGTTAGTTGATTCAGGACTTACAATAAGCTCATAGTCTTGCATACGAGTAATACCACTTTCAATAGTTCCTTTCTTAACTGCTTTGATGTTTACTCCTAAGTGTCTTAAATCGGCAATAAGACGTGGTTCTGCTGAGTCAGCGATTATTAAAGTATTTCCTACTTTGTCTAAAACTATCTGAGCAAGTTCTTGACTCTTTAATCCGTTCCTGTAAACTTCTTCTTTAAGATATATCTTTTTATGTTTCTTATCGATAGCCACAGAAGTTAAAGAATCAGGATCTATTGAGAACCCAAAATCCATTCCACAAGAAGTCTGTAAGTTATCAGGATTAAATTCTCCTATGCTCCAATTCTCAAATACTACACCTTCTGCCTTTGCTAACCACGAACCAAGTATTGAATGACTGTATTTCTTAAAGTTATTATGCTTGATGTCTTCTATGCGTGCTAAGAAGCTCTCAGAGAGATTATCTTTATTATCTAGGTAGTTAGTGTGGATATAACATATATTGTCTTTAACACCATTAAAACCTGCTTCAACTCCTTTTGCCTCAAAGAACCTCTTGTATATCCAATGTTCCTTAGTTACAGGATTCAATACTAATATGATTCTATTCTGTACTTTCTTTTCTCTTATACTTAGGTCAATGGTATCAAAGATATTCTCATCTACTAATTCTTCAGCTTCATCAAGTACCCAAGTAGAAATACCTTGTAATGACTTTAGACTTGCAGTCTGATTACCTGCTGATGTCTTGATACCTCTAAATAGAATGTCTGATTTGTTTCCTAAGTTTATTACCTCTGCTTTGTTTACACTAAATGTATTTTCATATCCTAGAAGTCCTATCTTCTCTAAGAACTCAGGAATGATTGACAAGTGTGCTGATGTCATTGTATAACGTGTGAATAGGACTCTAACATTCCTAGACATAGTTAAAAGCGTTAGAAAGACTGTAACTGCGAAAGACTTACCTGAACCCCTACCTCCTGTTATAATAAAGTATCTAGCATCTGACTTAAAGAGTGCTGTGTATTTGTCGCTAAGATTCAGAGCTTATAAAGTTTATTAAAGGTACATTAAGACTTTCATCATTAGTAGTTACATCTACTCTTTGTTGAGGTTTACCGTAAAAGTATTCAAAGTATAACTTAACTGCCCATTGTTGTTTTTGCTTTATACCTTCTTGTAAAGCTTCTAGTGCTATACTACTCATTGGTGTTAAGTGTTCTATTAGCTTTTGTTCTTCTGCTTTACCTTTACGTCCTGCACCTTCTCTTTTTCCTCCGTGTTCCATTTTGAAATAATTTGATTAAACAAGTTGTTATATAATAGAAATTACTCGTATTCATTTGGCAGCATTAGTCTTATACCTAGTTCAGTTATTGCCCATATTCTTATTTGGTTTGCATATATCTCAAAGGCTTTGCTATCCATTCTAGCTGTAGACTTAACTACTTGGATTCCTACATTCCTATCGTTTATCTCTATACTATTCCATTCACTTGAGAACTTAACCTTTAGTAAATCGTGTATCTCATCAGGGAAGTAGCCTAGTTCATTAGATAGTGTTTGTACGATACAACTCCAGTAATAGTTATTCTGCATATTGCTTCTTGTGTTTCTTTGTTTCTTAACGTCTACTAAATAGTCATTCCCTAATTCCTTTAAATAGTTTATCAGGGTTTGCTTATCTTTATCACACTTTATCACGAACTTCATTAGTCAAAGGATTCATTAACCCCCCTTTCGCCTACTAACTTTTCTTTTGCTCCTGCCCAAAGTTTATCTCTCCTCTTAGTTAGACTTGGTTCTGTTCTTTGAAGTGTTGGTATTCCTTCTGTTGGTTCGCTATCCATATACTTACCGCATAAGCACTCAGCTTCCTTTGCTACCCATTTCTTATCTCTTAAAACTATTGTAGCCTTAGATAGTTCTTTAGTCTTTCCACATTCGCAAGTGTATAGTGTCATAATATCTTTAATTGTTTTTCTTCTTTGCTTATTCTGTCTGTTGCTATATCAAAATAATTAGCGTCTTGTTCTATTCCTATAAA